GTTACTCTTCAAGAGAATAATCATATGGTTGTTCTTGATTCCAGTGGTAATGTCATCTCCGATTTCTCTGCTGGCACCGTAGACCTCTATGATATCGACGACACAAAAGATGGTTACTATCTTCCTGTCGGTTCTCGTCAGGGTGTTCGTCGTGAGCCCGATGCTGTTGCTTGGATTGATTCAGATCACTTCGTTACTGCCAATGAGGGTGACTATAAACTGAAGCGTCGTGGTGAGCACAAGCGCGGTGGTTCCAGAGGGTTTACAATCTTCCATAAGGATGGTACGATAGTATACGATTCAGGAAACACCTTTGAGAATACTCTCGCCAAGGCAGGTTACTGGAACGACAAACGTGCTGAGAAGAAAGGTGTTGAACCTGAATCCGTCACGGTTGGAACCTATGGTGGCACTCGTATGCTGTTCGTAGGTGCTGAGAGAGCAAACGCAGTTGGTGTTTATGACATCACTGACCTGTCTGCTCCCAAACTGACTCAAATTCTCCCTACAGGTAAAGCACCTGAAGGACTTCTTGCTCTTGAAGAAGAAGGACTCTTTATTACATCTAATGAAAAGGATGCAGTAAATAGTCTTAGTATCTTCAAGTTCTAATGAAACTCAACAAATATCTGGGCAAAAACGCCCTAGCATTGGTTGTGATTGCCCAGTTATTTGTTATAATAGGTATGCTGAATCAAAAAGCAAAGTTTATTTGCACACCAAATCCAATGAGTGGACAACTTTATTGTCATGAAAAATGAATGTAACCCTAAGTGGAAACAATGGTGCATTGCCTGTTGTTCCACACAACTATGGATATTTCCTGCCATGCTACTTGGGGTTCTTATTCTTATTGAAGGTGTTCATACCGATGCTCACCGAAAGATGGAAGTAGATGTTCACGGATACTGCAGACAAAATGCAGAACACCAAGAAAACCTAAAATTCGGAGACGACGACTGGTGAAGAAGAAAGTACAGAAGATGTTAGACTGGTTCTATCAGGAAAGTGATAGAGGTGAACAAAACATTGCTGAATGTAAAACTCTCTATGATCTTGTAGAACGTCTTCAGTACCGTCTAGAAGATATGGAAAATGAACATATGCAACTAACTCGTGAAATTGCTAGATTACAAGGTAGACTAGATACGTTGGAATCTCGATTACCTGATGAAGATTAACCTTTGGTACTCAAAGAGTATGGAACAGTGGCGCTGGACTCTATCTGAAGAGTTTAAAAACGGTGTCACTAAACTAGAGCAACACTCTGGTCAAAGAATCTATCTACGTGATGCAATGGAAGATGTTGCCAAAACCGTAGAGTATATGTTAGAATCTAAAGATAAGCAAGAATAGCTCAGCGGTAGAGCATCTCGTTTACACCGAGGCGGTCGGGGGTTCGATCCCCTCTTCTTGCATATAAATAAGTGTGGAAAAACTTCTGTGACAGAAGAAACACATTATAACAATGGATAATATAAAGGTCAGGTGCCGCTCCTGTGGTAAGGAGTTGATTGGGCACCCAAGTAAGAGCATTTCTTGTGGTTGCTCTAATATGACAACCATTCGTGGGGATAAGATATCTGCAGTTGACTTAGGTCAAGTTGTTATGTTAAACTCTTATACAAGTAAGAAAGAAAATGTTCTTTCTTCTGAGGATGTTCAATGGCAAGAACAGCGAAGAAAACGTAAAGTTCGTAAGTTAGACTTTGAAATCCGCTAGGAAAGGTGGTCGAGTGGTTTATGGCACTGGTCTTGAAAACCAGCGATGTGCAAGCATCCGTGGGTTCAAATCCCACCCTTTCCGTTAGGAAATCCACACACTGTTGCGAAGTTGTAATTCGTTACTAGAATAGCTAGTGTGTATTTCAAACTAAAAAAAATGGACAACACATCCTTTGAAAATTGGGTGAGAGTCAAGGAAGCTCTTGAAGAGTCAGGAAATACTGAAAATTTCTATTACAGGCGAGCTTGTGCTATAGTATCAGGAGCACCTGATCCTATGGAAAATCTATCTAATGTCGCACAGGATGGATCAAATTAAACCAGCTCATTATGTCACTCGTGAAGAGTGTCAAGAGATGATTGACGATGCAATACGAAAACATAATCGTAACGCTGGAATTATTAGTATGTTTGTTGGTTTCTTTGTTCTTGGACTCTTTAGTGAGGGTCTGTTGAGACTTATTGGGGTTATTCCACCAGTAGTGCCATGGCTTCATCCACATTTATAGATCAATTGGGAGTTGTTATGTTATTCCTTTTTGGAATAACTATGATTATTCAGGGTCACTTTATATTTCATGGTAAACATGGATATAAACATTCTGAACGTGAGAAACAAAAGATGTCCAAAACTCGCAAGCAAGTAGAAGATCTTCTAAAGACTAAATGAACGCTGACGAAAAGAGAGAGTTCTACAAAGGACTCCGAGAGCGCATCAAACAACTCAGAATGGAACATTTATTTGAAGAACCTTGTCCTTTGTATGAGGATGATGATGAGAAAAATTAACACGTTCACACTAAACATTACAGTTGCTATCTTAGACTACCTGTATCAAGGTCGTCACTTTCAGAGATTCTGGGTACTTGAGGAGATAGCACGGGCACCATATTTCGCTTTTTTAAGTGTGCTTCACTTGCGTGAATCATTGGGTTTGCGTGGGCAGTGGCATATTTACTTGATGAAACAGCACTTTGAGCAATCGGTCAATGAAACAGAACATCTGGAACTCATGGAATCTAGGGGCGGTAATGCTTATTGGATTGATCGCTTTCTTGCCAGACATCTCGTACTTGTCTATTATTGGATCAACGTGGTTTATTATTGGGTATCTCCTCGCGCTGCTTACCATCTCTCCTACGAAATAGAAATCCATGCTATGGAAACGTATGGTAAGTATCTGTCAGAGGTTGATGCATCTGATATAGATATATGCAGTGTGATGAATGATGAATTGCATCATGCTCAAGAATTATATGAAGCGATGAGGATTATTGACCCTGATCGTTTAACTGTAAGAGAAAAAGATCGCAAACCATTTCCACCAGATGTAAGTGATTTAAGTTCAGTAACATTAGTATCGTCGGAACAAAAATGAAAGTTGGATTAATTGGTCTTGGTCGTATGGGCGAGGGTATGTCCCGTCGCATGATGAAAGCAGGTATCGAAGTTTGGGGTTACAGGAGGAATTATGCAAAAGCTCAAGAAGCGTATGAAGCAGGTTATGTTAGTGGAGTTGCCACTAATCTGGAAAGCCTTGTTCAAGTAGTTCATAGTCAAGATGGTCTGGTTGGTAAAGCACCAGGTATCTTTCAATTGGTCATTCCAGCAGAATTAGTAGAGGAAACACTTGATGAGTTACTACAGTTTTGTATGGAGGGAGATATTATTATTGATCATGGCAATAGTAATTTTAAAGACACTCGCCGCAGGGCGGACAGGCTTGCTAAATTTGGCATCTCATATCTTGACTGTGGCACTAGTGGCGGTGTTTACGGTTTGGACCGTGGATACTGTCTTATGGTTGGGGGTGCAAATTTTGCAGTATCCACCTGCGCTCCAATCTTTAGGGCACTCGCACCAGGTATTGGAGCTGCCTCTCGTACAGATCCCCTCAGTTATGAAACAAGTGCCGAGCATGGTTGGTTACATTGTGGACCACCTGGAGCAGGTCACTTTGTGAAGATGGTTCACAATGGTATTGAGTATGGAGTTATGCAGGCATATGCCGAAGGTTTTAACATTCTAGAGAATGCAAATGCAGGTGCCAAATACGTCAGAGAAGGTGATGCTGAGGTTGCTCCGATGGAGAATCCGAGGGATTATTGCTACGACATTGACGTTTCTGAAGTTGCTGAGTTATGGCGTCGTGGTTCTGTGGTTGGTTCTTGGTTGCTCGATCTTACCGCTGATGTTCTACGGAACGATCACCACCTCGATAAGTTCGATGGGGGGGTCAGTGATTCTGGGGAGGGTCGTTGGACTGTCCATGCTG